TTTTGAAAATAATTGAAGAAATTAAAGGTGTTATTCCAGTGTGATTTAATAAACATAGTGAAATGCAACATTCAGAACTTACTTTAAAAAACCACCAATTAGATGAGGTTTGTTGTAGAGAATATGATAATTCATTATATCAGTTAGGAACGTTATGATGATGAAATCACTTTATAGAAATACAAAAATGAGATGATGGACATATTTGGATAATGATACATAGCTGAAGTAGAAATTTATGAAAACAGGTTGCAGACTATTATAATAAAAGAGCTATTGAGTTAAATAATAAGTGGTACTCACAAGTAATAAAGGACTTAGCTTTTTTACCAGTTGATAGTGAAGAGTGAAAAGCATATATAAGAGAAATGAATTATTGTATAGATTATGCACTGGCAAATAGAAAACTTATGATGAATAGATGTTTAGATAGTTTTAATAAATTTATAAAAACAGAGGAGTTAGAATTTATCAATATAGCTCATAATTATGCTAGGTTAGAAAGTCATTGATGAAAAAATGTGTGGGTGCATAGAAAATGAGCCACTAGTGCTAGAAAATGAGAGATAGGTATTATACCTTGAAGCCAATGAACAAAATCATATATTGTAGAATGATTAGGCAATAAAGAAAGTTTTATGTCTTGTAGTCATTGAGCTGGTAGAAATATGTGAAGAAGAGAAGCACAAAGAAGTCTTAATTTAAAAGAGGAGCAGGACTTATTAAATAAACAATGAATAATACACTCTATTAAAGAGATAAAAGATTTAGATGAAGCACCTAGTGCATATAAAAATATAGATACTGTAATGGAAGAACAAAAAGATTTAGTTAAAATAAAGACAGAACTTACGCCTTTAGCTGTTATAAAGTGATAAATAATTTTATATTATACTTAGACTAAAAAAAGATAAATGCTATTGTAGAAGCAGAGAAACTTTTATTTGATATATTAGATAAAGATGCAAAAGACTTATAAACATAAAAAGCTATGATTGGTAGCGTATCGTATTAGTAGTGTTGAATATAGGTGTGAAATGGTAGATAAAATAAAGACTTGGTATTATTTGCCAGCCAAACTTATAGAGAACTCTGATGATTGGGTGTTACAAGAAGAGAAAGATTGGATGTTAGATATAATGAAAGATTTGTCGCAAATGTCTAAAGATGTAGAATGAAAATATTTTTGATGATTGGAAATGAATAGAATAAAAAATATTATAGAAAAACATATGCCTAAGATAACAAAAGAAGAGTTATTAAATTTATGACCGAACTTTGTTAATACAAGATGATGAACAATACAGCTTTTAAACGATAAATGACTATATAAAGAATAGAACGTATTGCTAACGTCGGCAAAACGATAAGACTTTACTTAATAACAATGAATTGATGCAATGAGTTATAATTAAACATCATAAGCTGCACAAACAGTATTGTGAGAAACATGATCTAGAAAGCGTAAGTCTTGTATGATTTAATGCTAGACGAGAAAAGTATAAATATTGAGAGATAAGTATAAAAGAGTTAATAGAAGAAGAAAACAATTATGCTTGACAGACTAAGAGATGATATAAGAAGAAAGAACGAAACTGATTAAGATCATCACTAAGTGCAAACTGTGCTCATTACTGATTAAACTATAACAAAGTATATCAGTATCTAAGGAGTAGATGACTACAATTTAAAGACATTATAACAGATAAAGAGATATTAGATAAGTTATCGTAATACAAACTTGACTTTACAAACTAGATTGTTATAAAGATAATACATTTATTTATAAATAAAAACATAATGGATAAACCTATAGAGAGTATAGATCAGACAATTACTTATGAAGTAGACTGAACAAACTACAAAAGAAAGGTAGTAGAAGAACAGACATTAAACATAGATAAGCTAAAAGAAGATGCTACAAACTTTATAGAAGCTATTAAATCGTTTTATATATGAATAGATAATGCTAAAGTAGCAATAGATAAAGATAAAGAGAACATAGAGAACTATACTAAAGCATATAATAACATAAAGACTATACTATCAGAACTAAACAAGAAAGATAAGAAAGTAAAACCATTAGCAGAGATAGATTGATTAACACTAAAAGAGTTAGAGAAGATAACAGTAATGTAATTACAAAAGTATTATAATAAATTGAAACTAAACAAATCATAAATAGATTATAAAAGAAGTGACTATCTTAATAAACTATTTATAACATTTCAAATAATAGATGAGAAAGGATAAAGCTAAGAGTTTAGCTAAAGTCGCAGAGTCAAGATTAAAAGATCCACTAAAGACAGTAAGAGAAGTGGAAGATGAAATATGATTAGATCATTCTACTGTATCAAGAAGAGATAAGGAACTGCAACAATCTGCAACAAAAGACGATAGAATTTTATGAATATGTGAAAATGATCTAGAAATAGTTAAACTATGACAACAAATAATAAGGACTAGATTAAACCAATTAGCTAAACATGTACAGGATCCATCTATACCAGTACAAGAGAAGATTAGTGCTAAAGATGTATCTACTATTATAAGAGAGAACACTGCAAGATACGCTATCTTTAAAGGAGATGTTACTGATAAAGACTGATGACTAAAAGAGATTTCAGACATTAACATATCAATAGATGGTTAAAGTAACTATGGATATGAAGTTATCTAGCAAGCAATGAGAAGCTATAAAGATACTGTATGATAACATACATACAGAACTAGGGTATTGATGAGCAGCATGATGATGAAAGTCATACATGTGAGTTTTTTGGGTTTGGAGTATGGCAACTAAGTATCCTAAGACTAGATGGTTCTTTGGGAGAAAGGAGCTAACTAATTTAAGGAAGACAACATTAAACAGTTACTATAAGTTCTTAGCTGATTATAATATACCAGATGTAAATAGATGAGTATTGAACTGAATGGATAATGTTATAAAGTTTAATAATGGTAGTGAAATAATGTTATTAGATTTAGCTTATAAACCATCAGATCCATTATATACTAGATTTGGTTCATTAGAATTGACTGGTTGATTTATAGATGAGAGTAACGAGATAGAGCATAACTGTTTAGATATACTAAAGACCAGATTAGGAAGACAGATGAATAAAGAGCATTGAATACTACCTAAGTTATTAGAGACATTCAACCCAGATAAATGACATATATATACAAGATACTATAAACCACGAAAGACATGAACATTACCAGAATATAGAGCGTTTATACCAGCATTAGTAACAGATAACAAATATATAGATCCTAACTATATAGAGCAGTTAAAGAAAGCAGACATAATAACACAACAAAGACTATTGTATGGTAACTTTGATTATGATGATACTGAATGAAAGCTATTCAGATATGATGAAATACTAGATATGTTTACTAACATACTAGAACCAAGTACAGAGAAATATATAGTAGCAGATATAGCTAGACTATGAGATGATAAGACTAAGATAACCTATTGGGAATGAATGATATGTAAGAACATATATACATATGAGAAGCTAACAACAGACCAAACATCACAGAAGATAAAGGAGTTAGAGTATCAGAAACAAGTACCGAGATCACATATATGTATAGATAGTGATTGAGTATGATGATGAGTAGCAGACCAACTAAGATGATGTTATAACTTCATAAACAATAGTAGACCATTAGATACATGGACTAAACATAACTTCAGTAACCTAAAGACCCAATGTTATTACCTATTACAAAGTAAAGCAGAGAAAAGAGAGATAAGAGTAGAAGCTGATTGATATATAAGAGATGAGATAGAGCAAGAGCTAGATAACGTATTAGTTAAAGATCCAGATAAAGATGGTAAGATAAGACTAGAATGAAAAGATGTAATAAAAAGACAGATATGACGTAGTCCAGATACAAGTGACGCATTGATGATGAGGATGGTATTTATATTACTAAAGAGAGAGAATACAGCTACACCGATCCCACAATGACAATGACAATCATTTGAAGACTATCTAGGCTTGACATAATAGCAAAAAAAGATTATAGTCCTTAACTGGTATTCCCTCAATTCCTATGGGTGGAAGTATAAAATAAAAAGTAAGACAAGCACTTACTTGATTTTTACTTTTTTTTTAGTATATATAAGCTAATTGTTAAAAAATTGTTAAAAACTAAGTGTTTATTTTCTTAAACTAAGATCGTCTATGTCACTATTAAGCCAGATAAGACTTGAACAAAGCATGTGATTTCAATATGTAAACTCTAAAAGGTCACAATTCAGAAAAAGGATAAAGAAATACAACAACCAATCTAAGAATAAGATTAACATAACATTTGTAGCAGAAGTTATAGATACTATGATTAGTTCTAGTTATACTGATTTATTAACAGTAAAGTTTATTAGTAGAGATGGTTTCTTTGCTAAAGATAAAGCAGAATGAATAACATATATAGCAAGATATGACCAAAAAGATATGGAATACGATCAGATGTATTACCAGAAAGAGCAAGATAGATATAACTTTGGAGTATCTATAAGACTACAGAACTGATGGAGTCAAGCTAAAGTAGCTCCTAAATTTACAGTAATTAACCCATTAAGTGCTATACCTGATCCTAAACCTAGCCAAACATGATCTTACAGTATAAACAATTATAAGTTTATATGATTTGTTATGAGATCAAGTATATATGAGCTAAAGGCTAGCTGATTGTATAATAAAGATTGATTAAATAGGATAGTAAAAGATTACTATGATGCACAAGAGCAACTAGATAGACAAGCATATAACGAAGCATATAACACACAAGAACCTACAATAGAAACAATAACAGAGAACTTTACTGTAGATATATATCATCACTTTACTATCCATAAAGGTAAGAAATGGTTAGTAACTACAGATATAAATATGAATACAGTATTAAGACAAGTAGAGTTAAAAGCTGTAACAGAAGCAGAGAAGAAAAACCCTTTATTAGTACCACGACCAGTAGCATTAAACTACTGGAAGCCACAAAGATGAAACTTCTTTGGAGAGAGTGTACGAGATTACTTAGAGGACAAACAAGACGCTATGAATATATTTGCTAACTTAGCAGTAGCTACAGCAAAGAAAGAAGCATTATGAGGAAGATTTCTATGGAATAGTAGATTGATTAAGAATAAAGAAGATATATTAAAGCCTAGTGTAGAAACACAACACTTCTGGATAGACGAGACACAATTACAACCATGAGAGAGTATAGCAAATGCAGGTATAGAGTTACCACAACCAGCTATAAAGAATGATGTAATGTGAATGTATAACTTTTTAGAATGAGCATGACATAAAGCAGTAGCAATAGATAGTCTACAAAGATGAATTATGCCAGATAAGTCTATGACTAAAGCAGAAGCACAACAACTACAGGCTAACGCAAACTTATGATTAGTAAGAAATAGGAGAGTAGATAGTCGAGGAGATAAAGATTTCCGATACCTACGATGGAGAAGTTATATAGAATATCTAGCACCATGAGATAAAAAGCTAGTAGTATTAGATGATGACTTTGAAACAAACACAGAGATATTTGATAAAGATACATTCAAGTATAAGAAAGATCCACAGATAGAGGTATGAACAGCACAAGATCTAGACGCTATAGATGAGAAAAGAAAACAATTCTTAAGTATATATCTACCACAAGTAATGGCTGATCCTAATAAACCACTATTACAAAAGAATATGTATGAGAGAGAGTTCTTAAGACTACAATGATATAGTAAGAACCAAATAAATGTCAAAGTACCATTAACACCAGACGAGATGATTATGGTAAATGATTATATTCCAATGCTTAACGCAGATATAGTACCAGAATGAATATTTGAAAGACTAGAAGATATGTTTACTGGATATATATATACACAATTAGCACAAGATACAAAAGCTAAGAAAGTGATGATAGAGACATTCAAAAAGATATTAAGCAAGAATGATATGCAAGACGCTTCTCAAATGATGTCACAAGGTGCAGACGCTGGTATGAATAATTCAGCTGCTAACATCCAAATGAGTCAGTGAGTGCAACAGGCACAGTGAGAAAACCTAACAACAAGATGAAATTTACAAACTAATGCACAATAATGAAACTAATAGATAAATTAGATTGAGAGCAGATAAGTAATTATATGAAAGCGTTAAAGAGTAAAAGATGACGACATATATTAACAGAGTATTTAGAAGCTAGAATGGAGAGAGCAGCCAGAGATATATTGTTAAAAAAGACTATGATAAATGGTACAATGACAATATTGAATGAAGAGTGAGCAGATATATTAAGGAGAGAAATACTTACTTGTAAATGGTTATTAAACTTACCAAACAGTCTAACTATGGTAGATAAAGAAGAAGTGCAAGAAGATATAGAGGAAGAGGACACAGATATAATGGCAGACGTATTAACACAGATATAATAAACGTGGCATCTACAGATATGTAGTATAAGTCCCTTTGTGTTTGAGGGTATCACAAACAACCCTATTTGAGATAGTCACTCATTTTAACAACTAAACAAATGTAACAATGGAAAATGAAAACATTGAAACACCAGAGGTAGAAGAAACTACAGATACTGTAGAAGAAACTATCGATTACCAAGCAGAAGCTGAAAAGTGGAAAGCTAGTGCAGAGAAGTATAAATGATACTTCAAAAAAGAAAAAGCTAAACAAAAGCAGAGTAAAACTGATGACACATCAAATGATGTAAATGTTAATGATCTAAAGCAGGAGATTATGGAAGAGATTAAATTCTTTACCAAGAACCCTCAAGCTGAAACCGTAAAGGAATGAATGCAAGAGTATTTAGAGAAATGACTTAGTTATGATGATGCTTATAAGTTAGCTGCTTCAAAAACAGACCCATCATTACTTATTGACTCCCAGACACAAGCGAAAGCTGAGTCAGGTCAAAAAGATTTGACAGGTATTGCAGCAGAAGATTGAGGGGATATAGACTTTAGTTCTGTACAACCTAATGAAGTGCTTAATTTATCTGAAACAGACCAAGACAAGTACTGGGAATTTAAGAAGAATGGGGGGTAATACCTTTTAAATTCTTTAATTAAAAAACAAATGGGAAACAATTTAGAAAACTTGACACCAGAATTATGGAGCTCAAGAATGCAGAAATGGATAAAAAAATCTGCAGTATTCATGGCATTGGCTAACATGGAAGAAAGAAAAACTTTATCAGTAGGAGATACAGTACACAGACCTTACTCTTCTGATATGCAAGTAAACGATTACACAAAAGGAACAGCAGTAACTATTCAAGATTTGGACTCTACAGATGAATATCTAACAGTAGATACAACTAAAGAGATTTCTTTCTATGTAGATAACATAGATAAGATCCAAAACTTATATTCTGCAGCAGACGAACGAACAAGAAAGTCTGGTTACAGATTAGCAAACGAAATGGATGGTGCTTTCTTAGCACAAGCTACTAATGCAACAAACGACTTTGATGATGGGGATATGTCTACTTCTACAAATTCAGGAGCAGGAAACCCAGTTATCGTAAGTAAAACAAATGCAGTAGAATTAGCTTCATTAGTTAAAGCTATGATGAACACAAACTCTATAGAATGAGACGCAGCTTGGGATCTAGTAATAACTCCTACAGTAGCTTCATATATAGAACAACAAGTAGTAGCAAATGGGTTTAACACAGCAGATCTTACATTGAAAAATGGATATGCAGGAGACTTTATGTGATTTAAAACATTTGTTTCTAACAACTTGAAACATACAGTAGAATTGACATTGACTGGTAATGTATCAGCTGATGACACATTCACTTATGGTTGAGTAACATTTACATTCAAAGCTGCACCTGCTGCTGCTGGGGAAGTAGATTTATGATCTGATGCTGAAACATCTATTGACAATCTAGCTGCTGCTATTACTGGTGGTGCTTGAGCTGGAACTGCTTATATAGAAGTATCAGAAGCAAACAGAAGAAAACTAAAAAACCTAAGAGTATCAGAGTCTAATACTGCTACAGTATTGACATTAGTATCTAGTGGAAACCCTAGTGCTGCTGAAAGTCTTGATAATGCTACATTAGGAGATACAACTGTATCTTGTTTAGCAGAGAGAAGAGCTTCTATTGATATGGTAATACAACAAATGCCTACAACACAAATCAATAAAGTTTCAGACAAAACTGGTTATAACTTTATATCTTACGACCTATATGGATTGAAAACATTCACAGAGGGAGCAGATAGAATGATTGAAGTAAAAATCAAAGCATAACCTGATTAGAGGGGAAAGAAATTTCCTCTCTTTTACTTTTATATGTAATATATGTAATAATGGATGTAGCATGAATAATAAGTTTAGCAAGAAACCAAACATGAGGTACAACAACAACACAGATAAGTGATGCACAGATGTTGATATACCTTAATATAGTTTACCAAGAGATTTTTGCTGATATAGCAGAGACTGATAAGAAACTAGTTTGGCAACAATGGACAGCTCCTACTGTAGCATGACAGCATGAGTACACTTTCCCTAAACTTAATACATCTACAAGTAAACCTTGAATGAAAAGGATGATAAATGTATATATTAAATATAAGAGTACAGATGATAACTATACAAAGCTAAAGAGTATAGATTACGAAACATTTGCAGCAAGTAGCGATTACTTAGCAGAGTATAAAGCATACAAAGCTACAGATAACGCTAGTTGAAGTAGTGGAACATCTACAACGTTCCCATACCCATTTATGGTTAGATCAGATGCGTTTAGTTTCTTTCTTAACCCAGTAACAAATGAGAGCGTAAGTAACGGTTTAAAGATACAAGGGTTGTATACACCACTAGATCTATGATTAAGCGATAGTGAAACAGATATAAAGCTACAAAGGGAATACCATAACTTATTAGCACTATGAATGGAACAATATATACGATGATATAGACAACTAGATAGTAAAAGGAATATAGCAAGTAATAGATATATGGTAACAAAAGTTAATATGTTAAGACAGCAACACAATATACCAGAATGAGCTAGTAGAGACAGTTTACCAAATTTAGATGCTTATGAATAAAATATGGTACAAATAAACAAACGATACTGATGATTAAGTGATACAAGTTCAATCGTATATGATTGACAGTTTCCTTATTGAGAGAGGATGGATCTATCTAGTTTAGAATATATAACACCGAACCCAGACACTTCATTAGTACAAAGTTTTGGGACAGCCTATTCACACGCTATACTAGATTGTTGTGACTGAACAGATAGTGATGAGATATACATGTTTTGATATAATTGAACATCTGCCTATGTTAAATATAAAGATAACACAACAGTAATATCTTGGGCATGTGCTACTACAACAATAGTACCAGTAATATATAATAGTAACGTAATATATATAACAAACCAATCTAAACAATTAACATTAAATAAGATATGATTATCAGACGTTAGTGGCAACACTGCTTGGGGATGACAAGCTAGCCAATCTACTGGTTGGAAGACAGGAAACACAACAAGCTATGTTACTAATGATATACCAGCTTTAGTATGGAATAATGTGTTATTAGTATGATATGGTAGAAGTTTATGGAGATTAAACGCTAGTGATACACGAGAAGAGCTGATAGATGATATGAATGATGATATAGTATGATTAACTAGTGCTAATACGTTTGTAAGAATATATCTAAGGAATTGACAAGTATTAACATACGATTGAGCCAGTAGCAATGTAGATTATACAACAAACTTAGAGGTAGGTAGAACAGTCAATGTATTTTGAGTAAGAGGTACAGATTATGTAATAACAGATACAGAACAGTTATTGGTCAGCAACTGATTAGATTACCAAAAGCTTAAAGCTGTGAAAAATTATGCCAATATTGATTGAACTACAACAAAGTTTAGTTTTAAATGAGATCCTGCTACATATTGACAAAGAGTAATGGTAGAATATAAAGGTAGCATATATTGAGTAACTAAATGAAGTATAACATCACGAGGTACATTAGAGAATTGACTACCTACAGCATTTAATAAAGAGATAGTACAAACTTATGATGATTGAAGTGGATGATACCAAATACAAAAGATATACGCTTTATCTAAATCTAGAGATGGTAAAACATTATATATGGTATATCATTATTCAGATTGAGCATATGATAGCTATAGACTATACAGTTATAAGAAAGATAAAGATACAAGTGCATGAAGTTTAGCACAAATATATAGTCCTAAAATATTGTTTGGTAGAACTAAAAGGTTATGATGGGAGCTATATATAAGAGCTGATGTAAGTGCCACCAAATATATAACAGTATATTATAAAATAGATTGAGGTAGCTGGACAGAACGAGCTACTATAAATGATGACACTAGAAACACACATATATTAAACAACAGTTTAGAGTGTAACGAATTAGAGCTATGATTTAAGTTCACAGGTGGTGCAAAGATGCGAGAGTATGACTTTAACCAATTACCAATAGAACGAGAATGACAGACATAGAATTATTACCAACAGAGTTTAACACTGTAGATACTACACCTAAACCTAAGGTGGCAGAGCCTAAAGTACCTGAATATAAACTATATTATGATCCAGTATATAATGATCTTAATAATGTTAATGGTATAAATGAGCCAAGAATAGAATGAAATATAGGTTTAAGATGAGTAAGCAGTAGTTGAGCAGGAAAACCTAGTAGTTGGAGTACGACAGTAGTGATGAGTGCAACAGATAGCGATACAGTAGCGTGGACTAGTGGTACATTGTACTACGCAGATTGATCTAGTTTAGCAGTAAATAGCTGAAACACAGGCAATATGTCAGCAGTGACATATATATATGCTGATTGAACAGCTGTGTTAAAGACTACAACAACAGCAGCTAGTGCAGTATGAACAGATAAGGTATTAGTATGTGTAGCAAGCAACACTAGTTGATGAGATGCACAATTCCAAGCGTTTGGTACTATGGGTAATTGAGTATTCATAACAGCAGACAATATAGCAGCTAATACTATTACAGCTAACGAGATAGCAGCTAATACTATTACAGCGACACAGATGAATGTATCACAGCTTAGTGCAATAACAGCTAGTATGTGAACACTAACAAGTGGAACTATAACATGAGGTACTATCCAAACAGACACTAGTTGAAACTGAAGCGTATTAGCTAGATACGGTACAAGTTGATGAAGTACATATAAAGAGATTAAGATGTTTACCAGCTCTGGGATCCCAACACTAGAGTTTACATATAATAATAGTACAGTATGAGATATTAAAGGTAGTAGCTATACAATAGATTGATCTACTACAAACGCATTAAGTTTAGTAACACCTAGTACAAGCGACTATGTATATACTAACTGAACAATGTATATGGTAGGTAAGATGAGAATACCAGTAGGGACTAATTTATATAACTAATAAGTAGATGGCGAACTTTACTAATGTTAAAATGCAGCTATGAAAAGACCTCAAAGGTTGAGGTACTACTAATACTATAAATTGAGTAGACTTTAACCCTAACATAACACGAGGATCTTCTTGAGATCAAGCAGACAGTTATGTAATAGATCAGACAACAAGTTTTGATTTAAGTGGTTTTCAGAATTGACATGAGGTATGTGTGGCTATGTATATGTTTGAGAATAACACTTGAAGCACAACATCTAACACAATGACTATAAGATGGGAGAAGAGCACAGACTGATGAAGTAGCTACCAGTTAATGTATTATTATAACAGAACACAAACAGTAGCAGATTGAGCTTGGTATGCTTTTTATTCATATATAGGTATAGATTGGGACGAAATATGGGATGATAGTTCACATTATAGAGTAAGGTTTTTGCAGAATGGTAGCGTACAACAGACAATAAATTTTACTACAAGCAATACATCAATAAATAGCACATTAAGGAGAGCTGGTTATTTATGGGTAGAATGACATTACTTACATTATACGGACTGAAGCAAAGGTAATTGAACATGATACGAACATACAATAGCAGTAGACACAAGTTATAGTAGCTTTGTGTGAACAGATCATAAATGATATATATGGTTAGATGATAGCTGAATAAATAGAAGAATATATTATGTAGACGAATATTGATATAAGAAAAGAACATACGAAGCAGGTATATGGTATTGATGAAACACTAGTGTATGAACAGATAGTAAATGATATATGCGAGTACCATGATTGGTATGAGCTAGTTATTGATACTGATATTTATGTTTTGTATGAAACAACTGATACAAGTATAGAATAATGAATTGACCCGTATAGTAGATTTTACAAACTAAATATATATAAGATGACTAATATATGATGAGGGGGATGATGAGGTTGATGAGTAATAGAGATAATAACAGACTAAATTTATATTTAAACTAAATTCAAATGGCAATAAGCAAATCACAAGCACAAAGGGTTAGAGATTTAGAAGCTAGAAGAGCACATAATGCTTATATGGCAGCTAAACAGGCTTGAGATATAAATACAGCTAGTAGTGTAGTAAATAATACAGCTAGTAATTTATGAGTATCTAGACAATCTAATGCTTATAATACTGCAATGACTAATGCAGTGACACAAACTGTGCCAAAAAACACAGTAAATACTAGTTCTGTTGGCAGCCAAAACACCTCTAACGGTCAAACAACACCACCACCGGTAAATACTACCACCCCTAACAAACCTATTGATACTAGTAATATAACTGATGTTAAAGTTCAGGATATTATCCCTAAATTTTGATATGAGACAACAATGGCAGAAAGACAAGATAGGAATGCAAAAATAGCTGATGCTTTGTTTACTAATAACAAAACATTAAATGAGAGCAAATTATATAATGAGATAAGTACATTAGCTCCAGACGTGACACAATGAGAGGTAATGCACACAGTAAATGATATAAAGAATAGGTTCTGACAACTTAAAAGGTATGATGATATTAGTGGTATGACTACTGATTGAATAGTAGCTTGAGTAATGAATGGATCATATTCAATGAGTGATTTATCACAACTACAAGCTAATGACCCTGCTAAATATGCAGAGATAAACAGTTTAATAGAACAACAAAGAAACTTAGCTAACAATAATGCTACATTAGATAGTATGAACGCTTTGTTTTGAGATGATAAAACAGCGACAGCATTTGATAGTTTAGATGCTTTAAATGAGAAATATAAAACAGCATTAGAAGCTACAGATTGAGAAGATGCTTTAAATACATATCAAGACGCTTTAAATAGCCAAGAGTTAATAGATGATAGAGACCAATTAACAGAGAAGACTGGTAGAGTAAAAGAGTTAGATGAGTTACTTAACTGATTAAAAAGAGATGTAGAAGATGAGTTTGGTAGTAATGCAGGGAAGAGTTTAATAGCTAGTGTCGTAGCTGATAGATGAGCTAATCTAATAAGAGAGAAGAATAGTTTAATGATAGAGTTAGATACATTAGGTAACAAAGTACAGAACGCAGTAAGCAATGCAGAGATGAATTATAAACTAGATCTACAACAAGAACAGATAAACAGAGATAACTTAATATCAGAATACTGAATGGAAAAAGATGTTTGGGATAAGCAGTATGCAGCTATGGAGAAACAAATGGATAAACAAGAAAAGATTGAATTAGCTAAATTATCTATGTTAGAGCAAATGGATATAGCTAGTTTATCTGATACACAAATAGACTCGTTAGGGGCAGCTAACTGGGTTAAAGATTTGTTAAAGTTTAAAAAATGAATAGAATGATCTACAGATAAGAAATATAATATGGCTTTAGTTGATGGTAAGATGGTATTCTATGATGATTATGGTAACGTAAAAGACTCCTACGATCCAGCTACACCCACAGCCAATATAAGATGGACAGCAGGTTGAGATGAGATGAGAACAGATAGAAATAATAACCCTACTGCTTTAATGTACACAACATGAGTAGAAAATTTCTTTAAGAATAGAGGGTATGATGTTAAGAAATGAGATAAGTTTCCTAATAGTAATAACTACACATTAGATATGAGTAACGTATCAGATCCAGTAAAAGCTACTATAGATTATATAGACGCTTATGGGTTTGATTATAAATGACAGCATAGACGAACTCATACATATATACCAGATGAGAAATGGGATGCTATGAGCTATCCAGAGAAACAAGATGTAGTCAAGCTAATGTATAGCAGAGAATGAGGTAGTGGTAAATTGTTTGGAGAGAGTGCAAGTAGTACAGGGTCACATTTTGATGAGACATTAGCTCCATACTTTATTAAAGCTCTTAACCCTTGAGGTAATAAACTAACAACGGCTGATTATAAAGCTATTAAAGATATGTGAATAGATAGTAAAGACTTTATGCAACAAGCATATAATTATAAAACTAAACAAGATCAGAAAATGAAGCCAGCTGCACAAGAGTTAGTTAAACACCTCACAGAGATAAAAACATTATTAACAGATTGAGATTGAGATTGGTTAGATATGCAAAACTTTAGAGCTGGTACTCCATTAACTAATGGTAGAGAGATAAACAATTTATTCAAACAAGTGTTAGCTAGTGAGAGTTTACAAAACTTAATAGATCTTAAAGCACAATGAGCAACATTTGGTGCATTATCTGATAGTGAATTGAACTTTATTACAAGCATGGCAACACACTTAGATAAGCGATCTAGTAAAGATGAATTCTTAACTAATCTAAATGAAGAAATAACTAAACTAAATAGATGAATAGACTCGGCGTTTGGTTGAGGTAACACAGACACATGAAACCCATTTGACACAGATAACTTTCTAAGCTAATTTTATAAAATAATATATAACTAATGTTTGATATACAAGCAGGTATCCCACAGAGTAATACAATGAGTTGAGCTATAACTACATGGGATAGAAACAAAGCTAAACAAAAGCGAGATGAATATGTATGAGGAGGAAAGATGTCTTGATCTGATTTTTTCAAAAAGCTAGAAGAGAATAACATACAAGCTGAATGAATGGAAGAAGCTAAAAGATCTTTTGTAAAATCTAGTTTAGTTAGCAAGATGAACTCTGGTGGTTTCAAGAAAGAGACTAAACAGAAAGAAAGGTTTGTTAAATGATTACCTCAAGAATACGAGGGTAGTTTTGTAGAAAAGGCTTATAATAGATTAGAGAACTATCAAGGGTTTGGTAAGACTTTAATGCATGGAGCTTGAGATATGTTGTGATGAGCTATATGATGAATAGAACAAGCAGATAAATGATTATCAAATATACAAAATAAAGGTAAAGAAGTTGATAAAGAAATGTTAAAAGATAATTTTGTTGAAGCTAAGTTTAATGAGCTATATTGAAGATGACCTGATGTATATTGAGAGGAAGATAGAGCTAGATTAGATGATATATATAGTGTGGTAGATAGGGATCCTGAATTTAAATCAGTATTAGAAGATAGATTAACACAACAAAAAAAAGTAGATGAGACACAGTTAAATGACAATATTTTAGATATAGGTATGTGATTATCTACAGTATGATTTGATGTAGCTTTCCCTTGAGCTATGTACACAATAAACACACTAGGTAATACAACATGATGAGAAAAAGTATTATGAGCTATAGGGGATGTTATGACATTTGGTGGATGACTTATAAATAAACTTCCATGATTGTCTCAATTCAGAGATTGATTATCAGAGGACAAAAAAGAAGAGTTTGATAGTTTTGTATGAATGATGACTACTGCATGATTAGCACATTATATATGAAGACGTGGTAAAATAGAATGAGATCTAGATGCAGTGGCAATAGAAGCCATGCCTAAGGATATAATAAAGATGTATAAAGAATGATTTCAGCCAGAGATAACTAAAGATTGAATAAAGGCAGCAGAGAGTGTATTAGAGCCAACAGCTGCAGACTATAAGATGTGAACAGCAGACGCTTGAGCTAAATGATTGGTACAAGCTATATCAGAGAACGGTAGAAAATGAGTTAAAACATTTGATAATCTTGTTAATAAAACAGAGAAATCTATGAATAAGGCTTGGACAGAGTTAGAAAATTGATTAAAGAAAGCTGATGAAACATATGTTAAAACTACAGAATGAAACGAAGTATATCAAGCTGCATTAGATTGATTATTAGAAGCGTTTGGGGAAGAAAAATGATTAGCTCCGAAACTACAAGCTAAAAGAGCTACTATAGAAGAGCTATTAAGAAAGAATGAGAATGAGTGATTAACATTAACAGAGAAACAAAGAGTTAAACAACTACATACACAATATAACAATCTATTTACACAAGCAGGGAAAGAGAGTGCATGATTTAACCCAGAGAACTTAAGAGCTATAAGAAGTGCTATCAAAAGTGATATAGAGTTATGAGCTTTAGAGAACTGATTTAGTGATGTAGTCAAATATAACACAGAATATGGTAACCTATATAGTGCTAAGAAACTATTAGAAAACCAAGAATGAAGAGCTAAATCAATAGAAGCTAAACTAGAAGACCAAAGTGTTATACAAAAAATAATATGAAGTATAATGGAGTTCCCTTGAGTAAAACAAGCTATAACTAGTCCATTATGAACAATTATATGAGAGCTAGTAAAGACTAGAGGTTGAAAGACTATGAGTGCATTAGAGGTACAGAACTGACTAAAGAGCTACCTTAAAAGAATAAAGAAAGGATCTAAATGATTTAAAGATTATGATTTTAACGAAATAGCAAAAGAGATAGTAGAGCAAAATTGAGCAGTAGAAGCAATAAATGATGCTATCAAAAGATGATCTACAGAAGAAAGCACAATATTAAAAGATTTCTTACAAAAAGCAGATAAATGATGATTTAGTTCTAAGGTTTTAAAAGATTTAGAGATGCCAGAGGTAGATAGTACCACTAAGACAACAGAGCAACCGTTAGAGGTAAAAGAACAACCAAAGAAAGCCAAGAAAACAGTGAAAAATGAGAAGATACCAGAACTAAAGACTACAGTAAAAGCACCTAACTATGAAAAACAAGCAATAAAAGAATATTGAACTACTAATGTAAAACAAAGTGCAGCATTTATAACAGAAGACGGTAAATGGATAGATAGCAGCTGAAAAAAACAATGAAGCATAACAGAATGAAGAAATGTAGACCATAGAGAAATAGCTTCCGAGTGAGTATGAGAGAATGATTTAGAAACAATGTCTGATGTTTTACAAGAATATATGGATAAAAGCAAAAATGTAAGAGTATCTATGTCAGATGACCTATCATCATTGGCTGTTGAAATAATACATAAACCTACAGAAAAACAATTATCTTCATTATCTAAATTGTCTAGATGAGTAGACGAGATTATTATAGATATAACAGAGCCTAAGACATGAAAGACAATAGAAACCAAAACAATCAAACCTAAACAATTAGACACATACATTAACAATTACTTTAATAACTAATATAAAGCTATGACTATAAACACATCATGGGACACAGATAGATTAACAACAGCTACTGACCGAACAAAAGATAGAGAGATTAACAATACAACCACTAAACTAGTATGGTCTAGTGGTGGTTGAAACTATCTTAACTTTAACAGTACAGCTTGAGATAATATAACAGTTAATAGATGAAACAGTACAGAGCGAACAATAGACAGAGAATAATTTAATTTATAAAATATACTTATGGCAACAGAAAAACTTATTTATGAGCTAGATGCACATAGTTCTACAGCTGATAGTGATGTATTACCAATTAGTGCTACAGCTAGTTGAGATGCAGAGAAGATAACTATATCAGATCTTAAAACAGCAGTAGATGCTTGAGTAACTAGCGTAAATAGTGAAACATGAGCAGTAACATTAACTACTGGCAATATATCAGAAGATACTGATAAAAATTATGTAACTGATGCTCAAAAAGTAGTTATATGAAATACTAGTGGTACAAACACTGGGGATCAAGACTTATCTAGTCTAGCAACCAAAGCTAATGTATTAGAGTTAGATAACACAACACCATTCACGCCTGATGCTGATTACGAACCAGCTACTAAGAAATATGTAGATGACAATGGTTGAGGTTGATGATGACAGGTAGATAGTGTAGTAGCTTGAACAGGTATTAATGTAGATAGCACAGACCCAGTTAATCCTATAGTAAGTGTTACTTGATGATGAGGTTGAGTAGATTATGGGAACACTATAATAGTAGCTAAGTCTGGTTGAGACTACGATACTATACAAGCAGCTATTAACGCTTCTACAAACTGAGATACTATCCTGATATATGATGGTGTTTATGAAGAAGAAGTAACTACTAAAGCAGGATGAACTACTTCATTGGTAGGTATGGGTACTATGGGTGCTGTTGTTATTCAAAGCGATACAAGTACTTGTTTGACAGTACCATCTACTATGATGAGTATGGCATTTATTAAAAACTTAAAACTTAAATCAGAGTCTACAGGTTCTAATCCATCTAAACTTTTTGTAGGTAATGGTATGATGACTACATTCAACTCTATCACTTTCGATTATGAAATAAATGATTGATATGCTGAAAAGATGATAGACTTACAATCTGGAAGTTATAACTTCTTTTGATGTAGATTTGATTTTGATTGAACAGGAACAAGCTGATGACCTAATAATTTTATATATACTAGCTGAACATCGTCATTTAATTTAATGCAAAGTTTCTGAACTATGAGTTTAGATGATACTGCATCTACTGACAGGCTAAGGTTTGCATATGATATTAGTAGCTGACACAATATAATTAAAAATATTGATATGACTATAGAAGCAACATCTGCTTCTTATGCTTGATGAGTGGGTTTCTATATGAGTGAGAATAGTAATGAGATAGAGCTTATGAATAATAAAGTTGTATTAACAACACCTAGCTGAATTTGAAGTATGTGAGCAAACTTCTTACATCTTAATTGAACAGGATGATGAGTAGTCCATACTACTTGAAATAGAGTATCTGTAACTTGATTTACAGAGAATAAGTTTAGTAATATAAACACAACAGAAACACTTTATTCTCATTTTGACGATATAGTTGCAGAAGATTGAGTAACCTGAGATGGAACATATTCTTATGTAAATAGTCCAAGTAATGGTAATCTACGAATGAGTGGTAATATTATTAAGAAACTTATAGAAGTAACTGCTGATTATGACGAGACAGAGTCTTGGGAGTTTTGAGTAATGAATGCCACACCAAGTACAGGAGATATAACAGCTACTGTAAATCCTACAGTATTTGGTAACGCTGAAACAGGGAATTCTAGAACATTTATAAACTCTGGTACAGAATATAACTTAATATTTGACCCTAATGGTTGAACAGTATGAGGTTCTACACAAGCTAGAGCTATATATCCTTGAGGGTATCTTATAATAGAAAAGGTAGGAGATGAAGCAATAGTTGTTGCATCACATAATACAAGTTTTAATATATCTTTAGATGATATATCTAATAAGAGTTTTCATATAGATTTCTCTGATGCTAGTAGTATTACTACAAGTTGAAATAGCATAACAAATGTTGTTGATAGTATTAACTCTTGGAACTGAACATCTACATTAGCTGGTAATGTAAAATATTGATTATCTACACAAAACTGATTAAATACTGCATTATGGAATGAAAACAACTCAACAATAAATTTTGGAGATAGAGACATACATAGTAATACAGCAAATAGATGATTAACTATTATAGCAGTAATTAAACCAACATATGGTTGAGATGCAATTATTAGTAAATATGCAGATAATACACCAAATAGAGAATGGAAATTTTTAACAAATTCATCAACAATCTATGAAAAGCTTGACGGTAGTGGAAATGAAGCTACATTAAATTATTCATCAAACTATACAGAATGGGAGGTATTAGAAATAAGTCGAGTACCTTGAAATAGATTATATGTTTATAAAAATGGTTATTTACTAGGTTCGTCATCTTATGTTACAAACGATATTCCAAATGGAACAGCTGATTTAATGGTTGGAATAGGTGATATATCTTGAATGGATTATCTTGGAGAGATGTGAGAGATATTGGCTTTAAGTGACACAATAACATCTGATGAAAGAGCTGCTTTAACAAGTAAGTTGTGAGCTAAACGAGGAATAGATGTAGCAGCATTTAGTTCTAGTGATAGTTCTCCTTTCTGAAGAGATGATGAAACTGATACAATTAAACCATTGATAGATAATGATAATTTAGATATGGGTAGTGGAACTATTAAATCTACAGCTGTTCCAGCTAATGATGAAGATATGGTTAATAAGAAATACTTTGATGATAATTCTGGCTGATGAGGTTTGAGAACTATATACAGGAACTATACAAAGATATACAGTATCTGATAGCTGAACTATTAGTAAGATTAAAGCATCTGTATGAGTATTACCTACTTGACAATCAATAAAGATAGATGTAAGAAAAAACTGAACAGCAACTACAGATAGTATATTTACAAGTGACAGTGAACTTGAAATAACAACATCACAATCTGCTACTAATTGAATATACACAGTGGATAAGACAACTATAGACAATGGAAGCGTTAGTGCAAATGATGTTTTATATGTAGTGATTACACAGGTTTGAAGTTGAACAGCAGGTAGTGATTTAACAATTAACATTGAACTATAATATGATAGACTCAATAAACAGAAAAGACTTAGTAGGGGAGCGATTACTTGACGGCTCGGCTTCTGATACTAGTTGAGAATGAAATGATTGAACAGCTAGTAATGTTACACGAGTTGATGCAGAAAGAGGTTTTGTTAAGGAGTGTGGAAGTTTTAATGGAAGTAGTAGTTATATAAATATAGGCGATAGTGCTGATTTTCATAGTGATAATTTCTCTTTATCGTTTTGGTTTAAATTAGACAGTGCATTTACGTCTGACGATGAAAGGCTTGTTTATAAAGATACTGCTTGAATAAATAATTGAGATTGGCAAATATATCGAGAGGATGCCGACACAAAATTGTATTTTCAGTTTCAAAATGCTTCTACATCTTGATATATAAATCTATGAGCTTCTTGGGCTACTGACACACGATACCATATAACAATAACCACAGATTGAAGCACAACAAGATGATATGTTAATAATTTATTAGTAGATACAGATACTACTGCTTGGGGACAGTCAAACAACACTAATTGATTACATTTGATGTATAGGCCAAGCCAAGATTATGTAGATTGATGGTTATGATTGGTAAGATTTTACAACAAAACTTTAACCCCTAACGAGATACAAGCTCTATATATAGAATGACTACGTAGATTATGACAAAACAATTACCCAGCTTTGTTTAAAGGTGCTGTAGCTATGTATGACTTTGATTGAGATGCTAGTGATATTATATGAGGTAATAACTGAACAGTAAGTTGAGCTACATTAACTACAGACCATCTAGGATTTAATAACCACGCTTATAGTTTCGATGGGACAGATGATTA